GCGCACGTGTGCGAGGTGAGCGCAGCGTGAGCACCTACGCCGACTTCCTCGCCACCAAAGCCCAGAGAGCAGACGGGCACGGCTTTGACCCACACGTCATGCCAGACCACCTGTTCGACTTCCAGCGAGACCTTGTGCACTGGGCCGTCACCCAAGGACGAGCCGCGATCTTCGCCGACTGCGGGATGGGCAAGACTCCGATGGAACTCGCATGGGCCGAGAACGTCCACCGCGAGACGGGCAAACCCGTTCTCCTACTGACTCCACTCGCGGTCGGATTCCAGATCGTGCAGGAGGCGGAGAAGTTCGGACACAACGCCGCCCAGTCCCGGACCGGCAAGGCGGCCGCACCGATCACTGTCACCAACTACGAGCAGTTGGCTAAGTTCGACCCGGCTGACTTTGGCGGCGTCGTCTGTGACGAGTCCAGCGCGATCAAGGCCTTCGACGGCGACACTCGCGGCCAGGTCACAGAGTTCATGCGCGAGATCCCCTACCGACTGCTTGGGACCGCGACGGCCGCGCCGAACGACTACCTCGAACTCGGTACATCGAGCGAGGCCCTTGGTGAGCTCGGCTACACCGACATGCTCGGCCGATTCTTCGTCAACGACAACCGCACAGTCACCCACCGCAGCAACTTCGCCGCCTCTGGCCGCTCGGTCGGGTGGCGCTTCAAGGGCCACGCCGAGGACCCGTTCTGGCGATGGGTTTCGTCATGGGCTCGCGCCATCCGCAAACCCTCCGACTACGGCTACAGTGACCAAGGCTTCCATCTGCCCGACCTCATCGAGCGCTCACATCTGGTCGAGGCCGTCACGCCCCGCGAGGGCACGTTGTTCGACGTGCCGGCGGTCGGGCTGGCGGAAGAGCGCGAAGAGATGCGCCGCACCCTCGATGCTCGCTGTGAGATGGCGGCCGCGCTTCTCGAGAGCGCATCGTCCGCTGTCGCCTGGTGCCACCTCAACGACGAGTCGGCGCGACTGGCCACCCTCATCGACGGCGCGGTCGAAGTCACCGGCTCCGACTCCCCCGACGAGAAGGAGGCCAAACTGCTCGCCTTCTCCCGCGGCGAGATTCGAGTCCTCGTGACCAAGCCGGTCATCGGCGCGTGGGGTCTGAACTGGCAGCACGCCCACCAGATGACCTACTTCCCGTCTCACTCCTACGAGCAGTACTACCAGTCGGTGCGCCGCATGTGGCGCTTCGGCCAGACCCACGAGGTCCTCGTCGACGTGGTGACAACCAAGGGCGGGTCCAGCATCCTCGCCAACCTCCAGCGCAAGGGACGAGCCGCGGACGCCATGTTCACGGCCCTGATCGCGCACATGAACGACGCGCTGCATGTGCAGCGCCGCAACGACTACGACAACCCGATCGAGGTGCCCTCATGGCTCACGGAGTGAAACGGCAGGTCATCACCGACCGCTACGCGATCTACAACGGGGACGCGATGGACGTGATGCAGTCCCTACCGGACGAGTCGATCCACGGCTCCATCTACTCCCCTCCCTTCGGCGGCCTCTACCACTACAGCAGCGACGAACGCGACCTCTCCAACGCCCGCGACTACGACGAGTTCTTCACGATGTATGGCTACTTCATCCGCGAGAAGTTCCGCCTGACCATCCCAGGCCGGTGCGCAGCCGTGCACGCCGCACCCATCCCCTCCGGCAACACCGGGTCAGACTCACTCATCGACTTCCCCGGCCACGTCATCGAGGCGCACCGCAAGGTTGGGTGGGAGTGGGTGAGCCGGCACGCCATTTGGAAGGAGCCGCTAGCCGTCCGCAACCGCACCATGCAGAAGAACCTCGCCCACAAGACAATCGTGGAGGACGGTGCCAAGGGTGGCGTGGCCAGCGCTGACGAGCTGCTCGTATTCCGCAAGCCTGGCGCTTCCGAGCCTGTTCGCCATGCCACTGGCCTAACGGGCGACTATGCCGGCGCGGAGGCGGTGCCGCAGAACCTGCATCGCTACCGTGATTGGGACGGCGACCAGAAGGCCAACAGGTACTCCCACTGGATCTGGCGACGCTACGCCTCGTCGGTGTGGGACGACATTCGCCTCGACCGTGTACTGCCCTTCCGTGACGCCAAGGACGAGGACGACGAGAAGCACGTCCACCCCCTCCAGCTCGACGTGATCGAGCGATTCCTCGACCTGCGCACGAGCCCCGGTGAGCGCATTCTGACCCCCTTTATGGGTGTCGGATCGGAGGTCTACGCGGCCGTCACGATGGGCCGATTCGGCATCGGCGCGGAGCTCAAGCCGACCTACTTCGAGCAGGCGGTGCGCAACATGGAGGCCGCCAAGGACCTCGCGTTCGCCAAAAATGCCTCCCTGCTCGACCTGATCGAGGCCTGAACGTGGCCTCTACTCACTGTGCGCTGTGCCCGTTCAAGGGTTGCGAGACGTGCGCCCACAAAGGCGGCGAAACCGTTACGGCGCAACAGGATTCGGGCGCGCCGAGCCTGTATGCTGAAGGGGCTTCAAACGAAGCGGCCCCGGCTGGTAACCGGGGCCTGACCCAATCCGGTACGAGCGGAAGGGGCTGGGCTTCATGCTAGCCACTCACGGTCCTCAATACCTCGACGCGTGCCCCAACTGCGGCACCAGAGACATTCCCCCCACGCGCACCGAGCACCCCGACGAAAACGCTGTCGTCGGTCACTACAGGTGCCGCTGTGGACAGACGTGGACGACCTCATGGTGGGAGGCGTCCCATGGCTGACGCCCGACTGTTCGCCAAGTTCGATCTCGGCTACTTCGACAACCCGAAGATCGCCGACTTCGTCGAGGACCACCCTCGTGTGATCTTCCTGCATCAGCGGGCGTTCCTCTACTGCCGCCAGCACCTCACTGACGGAGAGTTCCCGGTGCGCCTCGTGGCCCGGATGGTGTGCGCGACCTACTGCGGTTCGCAATGCGACGCGGAGTGCGACTACTGCCGCGGAGTGCAATCCGGTCTCTTCGAGCGAGTCGACGACCGCACCGGGATCGTCCACGACTACTTGGAGCATCAAGACTCCGCCGATCAGGTAACCCGCCGTAGCAAGGCGGGCAAGAAGGCGGCGAGTGCCCGATGGGATTCCGATGCGCAATCCGGTTCGCATACGAAGGGGATTGCGCATCGCAGTGCGGAAGGGAATGCAGAGGAGAGGAGAGGAGAGGAGAGCAGAGGAGAGCCCGAAACTCCGGCTCGCGCCGACGTCGAGGCGCTCTGCGAGCACCTCGCTTCCCGCATCGAGTCCAACGGCGCCAAGCGCCCAACCGTGGGCAAGAAGTGGCACGACTCCGCACGCCTCCTCCTTGACCGCGACCTACGACCCCAGGACGAGGCGCACCGCCTGATCGACTGGTGTCAAGACTCCGATTTCTGGCGCTCCAATGTTCTGTCCATGGCGACCTTCCGCGAGAAGTACGACCGACTACGGATGCAGGCCGAGCAGGGGCACCCCAATCGCCACCGGTTCGCCCAGTCCTCCGAGGACAAGGCTTGGGGCTACTGATGACCCTCGAACTCGCACCCCCCGTCGACGACGAGCCGACCACGCTCACCCCACCCAACGACCTCGACGCCGAAATCGCCGTCCTCGGCGGGATGCTCCTCGACCGTCACGTCATCGACGACTGCCTCGACATCGTCGTCGGCCCGGACTTCTACCGACCCGCCCACGAAGCGATCTTCCTCGCAATCGCCCACCTCCACTTCGAGGGCGAACCCGTCGACGCGATCACCGTCGCCGACCACCTCCGCGACCGTGGCGACCTGGCCCGAGCCGGGGGCGCGGCCTACCTGCACCACCTCGTCCAGGCCACGCCTGTCGCAGCCTCGGCGGCCTATTACGCCGACATCGTCGCTGACCTGTCCACCCGGCGCCGCCTCGTTGAAGCCGGCACCCGCATCGCCCAGCTCGGCTACGCCCAAGGCCAGGGCGATACCAAGGACATGGTCGCCGCCGCACAGGCCGCCGTGGACGCCGTCGACTCCCGACGCGGCACCGAACTCGTCTCTGGCGCGGACGCCCTGCCCGAGGTGCTGGCTGCGCTCGACAACCCCGACCTTGCGGGTGCATTGTCGACGCCGTGGCCGTCGCTGACCGGCTACCTCGGCGGCGGATTCGCCAAGGGCCGCGTCTACGTCGTCGGTGCTCGCCCCTCGGTCGGCAAGACCGCCGTCGCCTTGTCGATCGCGTTGTGGGTGATGCAGAGGCATGGGAAGTCCGTGGCGTTCTCCACGTTGGAGATGCCACGCGAGGAGATCGTGACGCGTCTGCTGTCGCAGATGTCGGGCGTGCCACTGACGTCAGGCAAGGTCCAGGACTTCCAGCGCGTCATCCTCGATCAGGCGGCGTCCACGCTGCGGTCCCTGCCGCCGATCTGGGTCGACGACCGTGAGCAGGTCGACCCGGCCATGGTCCGCTCTCACGCGCGGGCCGCGAAGTCCCGCAGCGACCTCGGGCTGATCGTCGTGGACTACCTGCAGCTCATGGAGTCCGCGGGCAAGGTCGAGTCGCGCCAGCAGGAGGTGGCGAAGTTCTCCCGAGCCATCAAGAAGACCGCCCGCGCCCTCGACGTGCCGATCCTGCTGCTGTCGCAGCTGAACCGACAGTCCGAGATGCGCGGCCCGGACGCCCCGCCGCGGCTGGCTGACCTCAGGGACTCGGGCGCGGTGGAGCAGGACGCCGACGTGGTGATGCTGCTGCACAAGCCGGACCGTGAGCGCGAAGACCTCGATCTGCGCGTGTCGAAGAACCGGCAGGGGCCGCGCGACGTGCTGAGTCGACTCACGTTCGACGGGGCGCGCATGACCATCACCGAGCGCCAACCGTGGCCACACGAGGTGGGCCGATGACGCATCTGACGCTCATGTCCAAGCCCGCCCTCATCGACCGCCTGGAAGCCGTCCAACGCGAACGCGACTACTGGCACCGCCGCTACCTCGACCACGCCCCCGCCACGTCGACGCCAATGACCGACCTTCGTGAAGCCATCCAGATTCTCGCCGACCTACTCAACGAACGGACCTGACCATGAGCAACCACATCACCATCACCGGCAACCTCGGATCCGATCCCGAGCTTCGTTTCAGCCCCAACGGCAAGGCCGTCGCCAACATCAGCGTTGGAGACACTCCGCGCCGCTTCAACCGCGACACGAACCAGTGGGAGGACGCCGGCGAAACCCTCTGGCTCCGGTGCGGCATCTGGGGCGACAAGGCCGAAGCGCTGGCCGAGCACGCCAAGCGCGGCGACAAGGTGGTCGTCACGGGTCGCTTGAAGTCTCGATCGTTCGAGACCAAGGAGGGCGAGAAGCGCACCGTCATCGAGTGCGACGCCGACGAGGTGGCTGTGGTCGCCAAGTCACGTCCGGCACAGCGGACGAACGCACCCGCACAGTCCGACCCGTGGGCGACCCCGCAGCCCGCGATGCGCGCCGAGTCGGCACAGCAGGCCACGAACGCCGGATGGGGCAGCCAGCCCTCCTACGATGAACCTCCGTTTTGAGATGCAGACCGTCACC